GCATAACGTCTCCGCATGCAGGAGCGCCGACCATGCCTGTTCCGATGCCTTCTTCGTCATCGGCGAACTTACCAACGTTTCTAGGATTCTCATAGTGATCTAATACCTTCTCTGAATACATTTTAGCTACCTTGAAAGAAGTTATCTATCTCTCTAGCTTTATCGTCTACCCAAATATCATAATGTGGCTTTCCCACATTAACTTCATGATACTTGGCACCCCAATGATCAAGTTGCTCCTTGGTACGCTCATACCAATCTACTCCTGATACCGTACCTCTTGCAGTCCAGTAATGAATCTCATGACCTTGATCATAGAGACTGTTTATCTTCTCTATGCGGTCCATGTATGGCTTGCTTTTTGAGTAGTCTGGAAACTCGCTGTTCATCTCCCTCACGTCTGTCTGCTCACAAATAGTACCATCGATATCAACCATGTATCTCATTAAATTTTCTTCCATTGATTAAGACGAACGGACAATGCCAGACCGTGAAGGGTATTATTATCTATAATGTCTTGAACATTGTCTACACCACTTATTACCATCTCATTGATATCTTTTTGTAATATTGAACTCGGCCAAACCACCATCTTATAATCACCAACAGCTTGCTCCATAGTCTGTACAAGCTGTCTGTTACGAGGTTGATTGTCAAATACAAGCACTACCTTATCACGGTCTAGAACCTTCGATACGGCATTTAAGTCACTACTCCCTACTGCTACACTGTTATCGACGAACATGCTGTCTAACGGACCTTCAGTAACGTATACAGTACGGTTACGATCAATCTTGTTAAGGTTATAGATCATAGGGGCATCATCATCGATCTTCACTGTAATGTATCTGAGATTGCAATCGTTGATCGCTCTACAGTTAACTGCGATGAGGTTATCTTCGAGATCATAGAAAGGAATCACTAATCTAGGATCGCTACCAAGTACTCTGTCCTTATACTTAGCGCTTAGGTCTTCCAGCTTCTGACTATCATCAACATAATAGAGACTTGGCCAAACCTTTTCTGGGATTCGTCTAGCGCGCAGGTAGTCCTCTGCTGGGGTACCCTTCACAGGTACAAACAGATCATCAAGGATAGACTTTGGCTTAAACTTAGGCTGAGAAAAGTCAAAAGGAGTAGGAGCAGTGTTAGGTTGCTTGCCCTCAGCAAACGACTCGAACACATACTGCTTGTGTAGACTAGGATCTACATTCTTTAAAAAGGTATTGAGGTTACCACTGAAAGAACAGTTATGGCATTTGTAGAAGATACCTCCTTTCTTTGCAAAGAAGTATCCTCTCGCTTTCCATTTATTCTTTTGACTGTCACCACAGATAGGACATCTGAAGTTCGCGGTGTATGGTTGGTTACTTTTTACCACGTACCGATCTAGTCGGTTAGAGATAATACCAACATACTTCCTATCAATCCACTCACTCATTACATGTACATTCATTAGCGGCAACACCGCAGATCATACAGACATACTAAGCAAATGTCAACTGATTTGTTGGTATCTGCTGTAATCAATATTAAATGAAATAGATATTCTTTTGTTATTTGTTTTACCCTGAGTAGGGACTCTATGATTTAACCAAGCAGGCCACAGTAAACATTCCCCGGTAACAGGTTTATGCTCGTATATGGTTTTTTCCGGAGCAATAGAATCGTGCATAGTGCTGTTGGTCCATGGAGCTTCAAAACACAAAGGTGAGCTTAAGCTATCTGCCTGAGGAAAATATGTACCGGCAATTAGAGATTTCGGGTGTATATGTGACCCGTGATAGTCGTGTTCACCGTAAATGTTTGCCCATGCCCATACATGTATATCCTCATCATTTGCAAACCGCCTTCTGTTAGTTGCATTTACATAACGAACAGCACAATCCTTTATAGCACCAAAAAGTAAATTACGAGCAGGTAGATTCTCAATTACCTTGGTATTAAGAATCTTATCATGATAGGTGGTATGATGATTCCAATCTTTTCTACTGTTTAAAAGATAGGTTGAAATCTGTTTATGGGGTAAACTTAGAAAAGTATTAAAAATATCAACTTGAAAAAGACCTATGTGTTTAAGGTCAGTTATCACGCGGCTGCCATTTTCTGGTTTTAATATCGTAGCCAACTGGGTTGACAGTTTTAATCTCAACCAGTTCTTTGGTAGTAAGGATTAACTTGATATGCTTTTGAGAAATCTTGACAATGCTACTGCAAAGGTAGGTTTTAGGATCACGAGTGGCAACTTTGGTACCGTCAGGATTAGTAACGGTACTTCCTTCGAACCATACGGTGACTTCGTACTCTTTCTTGAATAGAGAGAGTAGCCAATACCAAAAACGACTCATGTTACTTGCTCAGCTTTTCGTTGAGCTCTTTAATCATGTTGTCTTTGGTTTTACGCTTGTCAAGCTCAACACCAAGATCACGACCAAGCTCTTCGAGCTTTGCTTTTGTCAACTTCTTGAGTTCTTCCTTGGTGGGAATATCATCGAGCTTGTCTTTGACTTTTTGCTTGACTTCATCAATCTTATCTTCAATCTCGTCAACCGCGTCTTCGACTTCCTCAACAATATCTTCAACTTTGTCGTGGTTAGTATACATCCACCAAGCGACACCAACTACAAGGGCAAGACCAATAATAATAAGTTCCATTACAACCTCCAAGTTACATAAAATACTGACTAGCTAAACCAACAAATACCGAACCAACTAACAACCAAAAAGTCTTCTTGATAACATCAACAGTACGAGCATTGTCGTTTACTTTGTCTTCAATGTTATCGAGCTTCTGAGAAAAACGATTCATCCTATCATAGTTAGCATGATTGTTCTTCTCAATAGCAATCAACTTCTCTTCAGCTCTTGCCAAAGATATCATAGCGTCAGACAGTTTATCGATCTTTTCTTCGATACGGTCCAGACGCGTATTCTGCGTTTCTTTTGTAACAGCCATGTCAGCCTCTACTTAATCTCTATACCTAAAAACGAACCGGTCTCCACGACCTTTTCAGTGTCCTCAGGAAGATCAGACTGCTTGGCAATACTATCTTCGTAATAAACTATCAAACTTTTTTGCTGTCCTATATATCTTTTTAGGTCAGCCATGTTTAGCGATAAATTCTCATAGTGCGGGACGCTTATAGCAAAAAATACTATATCGCCGTTTTCTTTCTCAAATCGAGCTAGAAACTCATCAATGTTTTCTTGGTTTACAGCATAGAAGTATACTGGATGCATGGTCACACCCTTGGGATGTGGCTGCAAAGGTATCTTCTTTTCTACGTACTCGGTCTTAACTACTACTTGTGGATCTACGGTTCCACATGCAACCATACTACTCGCTATCAGTACTAGGGCTAACCACTTCAGCTGGTTTGTCACTGGTATACTCCTCAAGATCCTGTCCAAGTTTAACAACTGCATTGTTTACTCTTTTCTCAATCATACCAGGCTTCTTTAGAGTCAAAGCGGTAAGATCGTGTCTTCGTAGTTTACTGATTAGTTTGTCTTGATACTCTTCAGCTTCCCTAGCTCTTACAGATAGCTCCTGCATCCTTTCTTCAGCATCGACTGCATCTTGTTGCAGCTGCTTAATAGTTGCTTGGTTTGTTTCAGCAACTAGAGACAACTTTGCATTGTTGTCCCTCAGCCTAGCAATAGTAGCTTGACTGTCTTGATAGTAGAAATAACCGCCGCCAATCAAAGATCCAAATAACAAAAGCACAATAAGAAAAGGCATTACACATTCTCCATCCTAGTCATTAGACGTTCAGCACGATTGGTAACTTGTCTGTACCAAAGTGAGTCACGTCCTTCGACTGCGGCTGTCTTCCAATCACCTTCTTGGATAGCAGCATTGAACTTTTTAAATTTTGATAGTCTCGTCCTACCCATGTTAAACATCATATTAACCAAGATCTGCTGGACCTCGTCTGGGAAACTTCCAAACTCCCGTTCTCCGTATAGATGGCCACACTCTCGTTCGGCAATGTCAAGGTCTCCCTCAAAACACGACCGCACTCTTTCTTCACTAACTGGAGTTCCAATTTGTTCTCCGTATTCCGGATCACTCTCTTTGATAAGGTGACCGACTCCAAAGGTTGGGTAGCCGAGGTGGTCGAGATACACGACATATTCCACG